ACTTACAAGATATAACAAATAGAAGTGAAGTAGGAACAATTAAACCTTGGGGTAAAGCTACGGCTCCTGCAGGTTATCTTTTGTGTGACGGTACAGCCGTATCAAGAACTACGTACGCAGATTTATTTGCTGTTATAGGAACTACTTACGGAGCAGGTGATACTTCAACAACTTTTAATGTTCCAGATCTTCAAGGTAAGTTTCCACAAGGTAAAGATGGTAGTAATAACTTAGCAGGAACAGGTGGTGCTAACACAGTTACAGTAGCTGTTACAAATAACCAAGCTGCAACTAATGCAACAAACCAAGCTGTAAGTATTACTGGTAGTATCGATAACACTTCTTTAACTGAAGCTCAGTTAGGTTCTCACGATCACGTAGTTCCTTTATATAACACGCCTGGTTCTGCAGGCGGTGCTCATAGGGCAAGTGGTTTTAACCCTGTACAGTCAGGAGGAACTTGTAACGCAGGCTCAGGTACTGGTCACAATCACTCTCATACGTTGTCTGGAACTTTGACAGGTAATATTACAACAACTTTAACTGGAGATGTAACTGCATCAGGTACAAATTCGTTTTCACCTTTTGTAGTTGTTCAGTATATTATTAAACACTAGGAGATATAAATGGCTACTCAAATTGTAATTGCAAATGGTGAACACATTTACATAGATAATAGTTATCGTATTAAATGGGCTGATAAAGGTAATGCTTGGCAAGATGGTTGGTGTCCAAATACAATTCACTACGTAATTTGGAATAATTTAAGTGGTCAAAATGAAATACAAAACAAAGACGCATCGACGGGTATGATGACTGGTAACACAAATTTATCTTCCACAAGTGACGCCGTTGGATCTACTACAGTTGCAGCTTTACTTACGTGGGCAGAAACTAGAAAAGGTCAAATTATTACAGCACAAAATGATTTTAATACTGCTTTTGAAGCAGCTGAGACTAGTTGGATAAATGATGGAAATTCAAAAGAAAATTTTAATCAAGATAATTCTGACACATCAACTTATTGGGATTGGGCAAGAACCTGGACATATTACGACTCTAACTATTCGTAAACTAGCCCTCTAAACTGTAAAACTCTTCTTTTTTTTGGACCTGTCACAGCACTAACTTTGTGATACACTTCATTTTTAATTGCTACCATAGAATTTCTTACAGGACTAACACACAATGGTAGCCCTCTGCCTGTATCTATTAAAGTTTCTCCACCCCAATTTTCATTCCATTCGTCATGAATATATAAAGAATAATTTAAAGGATAAGAAACATCATCATGCCAATTTATACCTGCATATTTATCGTATTCATAATATGATAAATACAAAGATAATTTTTTATTAAAAGGTAAAAACTCACAGTCTATAATTACATCTAAAACATTTTTAAAAATTATATCAACATATTCATATTTTTGGTTTTCATAAACAGCTAAACGGCCTATGTTTCTTACCTCTTCCATAGTTTTGTTATCATAAATGTCTTTATGTAACTCTTTTTGCCAGTCTTTGTGATTAATAAGAGTTTTTGAATTTGTTTTATTATTTACATTTAGATAATCATACGAAGATACTTTATTAAAAAGATCATTTGGTAAAACCTCATTTATTATTAGAGCTTTATCATCTAAATTTCCGTACAGAATCATTTTATTATTTTGTCTAAATTATCTTCTGGTTCATGATTCTTAAAAGGTCCGTTTATATCAACGTAGTGAACAAATAATTGATGGTGCCAACTTGTTTTTGGTTGATTAAATATTGGTCGCCAGTGATCTATCTCTGCTCCCTTGTATATTACACCATCACCAGGTTTTATAACAATCGGAAAATCTCCCATACAAAGTGGCCATACATAATTTGGATTTTCGTAATTATAATTTAATCCAATTGATGCGCTAATTTCACAAGCCTCTCTGTCTTTATGTTTTTGTAGTTCCGAGCCACCATAGTAAATTCTGTTATAAGAGTATATTGGTTTTAATTTTAAATTTGTTTGAAACTCCATGATTGATTGTAAGTGGTAAATTACGTGAGTGTATATCTCCGAGCCTGCCGAGTGCATTGAAGAAGAAATTGGAGCTTGAGGATCTCCAGGTCTAGGATTCTTTAAACTAAAACTTGTTAAAAAATTTACAAGGTCTTGTGATAACATATTTTTAACATATTTATATTTATCTTTCATTCTTACTAGTGAATCCAGGTTATAATAGCATGCCTGTCTCCGTTTGATACAGGTTTCACTGCGTGAGGAAAACAGAAATTGCTAGGAAACACTACTGCACTACCAGATTTAGGAGGCACTTCGTGTTGACCATTAAAAAAAACAAAATCCCCTCCGTCGTAATCTTGATTTAAAATAAATGAAATAGTTAATACTCTTTGCCAAAGGTCACCGTGGTCAGTGTGTTCTTTGTATTCACCACCCTCAGAGCCTAAATATATTAAATGTTGGTAACCAGTGTCTTCAGTGCTTAAGCCTGTAGAAAAAAATTTATGATCCTCAACATACATTTTCAATACTTTTTTTGTAGCATTGAATATATCTTGAAAATATTTATTGTTTATTGGATGTACATAACATTTTCTATAATTTGATTCTACTTTATGTTTTAAGTTTTCTTCTTGAGCTATTGTGGGTGCTTTAGTAAACGTATATTCTTTTGAACTTTTAATTATGTCATTACATAAATTTTTGTCCAAAACATTTTCATAACAGTGTATGTAATCACTTGTCTTTAACATTATTTAAAACTTTTCTTTTTCCAAAACATGTTCTTATATCTATCAACCCACTCACTATTTAAAAGACGCATTACTTTACCGTGCGCTTTTTCAATGTAAAAACCGCTCCACATTTTCCATGATTCACGTTTAAAAGGTATAACCTGCACCATAGGATCACCTTTTTTAATTATAAATTGTTCATCTCTTTTATTTAGAACAAAGGGAAAATTAATTGTATTGATATAAGTATCTGTATCCACAACTCCAGCGATAATATCAAAACGATTTTCTACTCTATTCATTGGTTTTATAAATAAACAACTGTATCCTGATGGTGTTTTTATTAGCCATCTGTTGTGAAATTTTCCAGCGTTTTCTCCAGCTGTTTTTTGCCAATCTGTTGGTAGCTGCGCTTGATTATGAAAGCCGAAATCATCGTGCTGTAAATTAGCAGGTGTTACAGAAAAATCGTTTTCAGTTGGATCTACTAAATAATCTTGATCAAAAGGTATTATATAACCCATGGTCAAGGAATCTAAAAAAGGCATGCAGGTTTTAATTGTTTTTATGTGTAAATTACCGTTTCTAAATCTTGCTAATTTTTTAAATTCTTCAGGAATATATCTTGAAGCAGGTTTTGGATGTGGCCAAACATTAAGCATGTCTTTGTTTGTTGCACAAAATGTAATTTTTTTACTTAACATCTTCTATTAAATTAAAAGACATAGATCTTCTAATTTCTCCTTTTATTTTTGTTTTAAACGGATAAACAGTATGTTGTTGATTAGCCTGAAATAAATAAAAATCACCTACCTCTGGAGTTATCCAATATATTTTTTTATCATAGCCAATAAAACAGAGTTGCCCATCATGAAATTTATGTTTGTGTTGAACGTCATTTACAAACTCTGGTATTTTTAAAAAAAGAACACAAGACCATCCTGCATTTGTAGGACCGTTGTGGGTGTGAATTGGATTGTATTCACCTTCTTTCATATCATTTATCCAGCAGCTTCTTATATGCGTTTTTATCTGAGGATTAGACAACAATCCAAAATTATTTAATGTCATTAAGTAATCGTTAATAAAAAATTTAATTTTATCAAAAATTTTTAATTTAGGTAAAATGTTTTTTATGTCTAATTCAGTGTCTATTCTTCCTGCTAAATCAGGACTCTCGCTTTTCAAAAAATTTTGATTTTTTTCATATTCATAATTAAGCTCATCTATCATCTCAATCGGCACTTCATATTTTTTAATAATTGTTCCTGTTAATATTGTTTTCATTTTTTAAAATTTATTCACTTTCGTAACCTTTTATGGTTTTATCAAAATCAATATTAAAAGAAATTATTGTTTTTCTTTTGTCGGATATGTTTTCAGGAGCTCGGTGAACAACAAAACTAGGAAAGATAACAAAATCTCCCTCTTGTACATTTAAATCAATTACATTTTTCATATCAGAAGGATTAACTATTTGAGTTTTAGGAGAATCTTCTGACATTTCCAAATAATATATCCCAGTATAATTACTGCCATGAACATGCCAACCATGTTTACCATTTTTAAGGTATTGTTGATACCATACTACAGGTAAAGTAAAATTTTCAAAACCTAGTGGTTTAATCATTTTAGAAATTTGTTTATTTAAAAAGGGTAAAAAAAAATTTACCCACGGCCTTTCAAAATCTTGATTTTTATGCCAGTCTAATTTGTGTATGTTATCGTTGTAGTATTTTTTATTTAATTTAAATTTTTCATTATCAGAGATATCTATATCTTGTAAAAGTTTAACCTTTATTTTATCGTGATCACTAAATTTATCTATTGCCATAGGAACAGATAAGTTATTAATTTCTACCATGTTTAATAACTGTTCCTATTAATATCTTTTATATCCGCCTCATCGTAATAATTAAGTTTTTCACTGTATTCGCCTTTAAAGTTTTGTAAAAAACAATTAGTTGAATATCTTACACCTTTTTCTATTTTATTTACTTCATGCACCCAATAATAATCTGCAGGAAAAATAAGCGCCTCTCCTTTTTTTAATCTAACCCTCACGTTGTTTCCCCAAAAACCAAAATCTCCTCCTTCATAATTATCATTAAGATTAATAGTGCAACTACCATATACACCTAAATTATGATCCACATGAGGATGTATTTGTGAACCTTCTTCATATTTTAACAGTCTATATTTATGTGGATATAAAAGAGTTAATCTTCTATGAACGTGAAACATTTTAAAACTATCCATGTAATCATGAAATAAGTTTATCATTTGTTTTACTTTATCATGAACTAAATTACACGCTTCACTACCCTCTTCAAGAGTTTGCGCTAAAAAACTTGACGACTGCTCTAATCCTGTAAAAGCGTTAGCACATTGCTCTAAGTACGTTTTTGATTTATGTGAGTTGTACGTGTCTATTAAAAAGTCGCACTCCTCATCAGTCAATAATTTTTGTTTCTTAAAAATTAATTGTCCTAAATTTATCATTCTTTTTTCTGTCTCATGTTATATCATAAAATCGATGTCAAGAAAACATTT